AAAAATGAATTATTAAAAAAGAATAATTCTGTATCTATTTGATACACAATGTCTTTCTCTTGTCAAACTCCATTGTGTAATTGCAACGGATACCTTGCAGACCACATCATCGCTATTCCTTTGTCTAATACCAGAGATGCACAAAAAGAAATATTTAAAGCAATTCAATCATTTCAACCTGGATTGCCGCCCGATATGATTTTATCAGATATAACATATAGATTACCACCTGAAATTATGGAATTAGTAATACGTAAAAAGAAAAACATCTGGTGTAGTTATATAAAACCAGTAGATATACAGAAATTGAAAATAATATGGATTCCTATATGGGGTGAAATAATAGTTCCTAGCTGGGCTGATGATATAGAGCTTAATTGGATAGATTATTCTAATTGGGTTGATGATGCACATATTTCGGCTGATGATTCACATAATTGGGTGAATATAAGCGATTAAAAAAAGAGATTAAAAAAATTACTTGTATTATTTTTTTAATATACATGTGATAATAAAAAATGAATTATGTATAACATTTAAAACAATATGCCTACCGAAATCGAATTGAGTGAAATTGCTGATAATTTTTGGATAAAAATAAATGAATCAATAACAGATATACGAGAAAACATGATGAAGAGAGATTCTAATAGTTATAATAATGTAATGTTGATTATTTCTAATATAAAGAAATCACTCAATATTTGCGACTATATAGATTGCTGCTTAGGTATTGATACTCGCAATGGTATAGTATTATCTGAACGAAAAAATCATTTAGAGATGTTAATTTCACCTGTTTTAAAAAAATATAACAACATAGTGCAAATAATTCATAAAAATTATGAAAAATATAACATTGGTGATTTATCAGTCGTTAAGTATAAATTTCATCAACCATCATATATTAATACTATAACATTAAATTATGAAACCACCGATGAACAAAAAAATATAATAGATGTTACACAAAATAACTTTACATGTTGTACTATTCTAGATGGTGAGATATTAAGTTTTATATTGTTTGTCGATGAATCAGTTGCCAAATATTTAATTAAATTGGAAGAAGTTGAGATAAATAATACTAAGAGAGAAATATGGATTCCCAAAGACACTGGCATTTATGCAATCATATCAAGTGCTATTGGTGAATATGCAATGATGAATATTATAGATAAAATGGAAATATACCCTGATTCTGAGCATAAAGAAATAGAACGCAAACCTTTATCGATTTTAACTGATACTATTAATATGATATTAAATAATCCAATGAAAAACACGGTAAAATGTTCTAGATGCGGATATACTAGCAATCAAGTAAAGATATTAAACTGTAAATGCAAAAAAGCGCATTATTGTGATAAGATATGCCAAAAGGCTCATCATAAATTACATAAACCCATTTGTATAGTTTAATAACTTTAAATCATGAAATATTTATTTTTTACGACGGCCATAACTTCGTTTATTCTTATATGAATATGGTTCTTTCTCTGGTTCAGTATGAAGGCAGTCCGCTTCATGTGTGATGATGCTAAGAGGCTCGATGTTGTCTAATGTAGTTTCAATAGGCGTTTCAACAGGCGTTTCAACAATTACGTTATCATTTATCGGTTCTACATTATTCTCATTTATCTGCACAGTATTATCCGTTATCGGCGCGATGATTTCATTTACTGCATCATTGATAACCGAATCATTATCATCATCGACGCAATTACCTTCATTCAACATATTATCATCAAATGATTCGCATGGCTCATCAATATCATATTGATGGAGTTTTTCTTTAATGTCTTTAATTGTATCATCTATTCTTTTACATATTTCACTAAGAGAATTTAATTCATTTATCATATTATTTTGGTTTTGTTTTAATTCTTTAATAGTATCAAATATACTCATATTATAACTATCATTATCAGAAACGGGTCTTAACTGTGTTTCATTGAAGTCATATACAATATTATGGAACATATTAAATTGTCAAATAAAAATTCCGATTATAATCGTATTTAATATATATTTATATCATATAAATATAGTATATTTATAATACTTTACAATATTTCGCGTAGTTCATTTATTATATGATGAATTTTATCATTAGGGTTTGATTCTTCTGTATATTGTTGTTTTAATAACACGATATTATCCATCCATAACCGCATTTCTTCTGATTCTGTTATTTCGTTTGATAATTTTAACTGTACATCGGTACTAAGAATATAATATAATTTCTTAACTAAAATATCATCAAATAATAATTTTTTACGAAATTCGCCGACTAAATAGTATTTAAAATATGATTTATTATTTTTACAAACGGGAAATCTAAAAATACTTGTTTGTTGAAACATAAGAGCAAATAACATAATATAGTTAATAAATTCAGTAGACCAATATTCTGGGTCTAAAATCTTTGTAATCATTATGCCTGATTTACTTAATGACTTTATCGCCAAAATTCCAACTGATATTAGAATCTTGTTTTTCCCATCAGTCATTTTTGGTTTTATGTTATTATATATCATATTTACAGCATTGCATCTATTATCTATAATAGTCTCAACTAATGATATATTTCTAGGTTCTAATACATTATCATTAGAAATTCCATTTATTATATTTTCACCATGTAATTTATGTTTTAATATTTTTTCAAACATTGTATCATATGTTTTAGAGTCCATACCAATCCAATCAATATTATACTGTCTTAGTATATTAGAATTTTTGCTTAAGGTTGAATTATAAAAATAATGATACATACCAGAAATAAAACCACCATTGCCTAACCCTGTAATTAATAATTTTATTTCACGCAATTTATTAAAAGCATGCTTCGATTTAACCATTGCATCAGATGATACAAATTGTAAGAACACACATAAACTTAATAACCAATTGTGATCACATGCGGCCACCGATAATTCTTTTAATACACTTTTTTTAGACCCGGAATATATTTTATCATTGGTTAAACTAATCTCTTTTTTTTTAAAAAATGTTTTTGATATTACGCCATTTATATAAAATTTTTCAGTCGATAAGATTTTGTGTTTTGATTTTTTATTTTTAATTTGGGTCATGTTAGTTGGCATGGTTTCATTTGGTTTGGGTTCATTCAGGGTGATTTCATGAGTATAAGCTGTAAATAAATTAGTATTTGGTATAACTTCTTTTGTGGAAATATCGTTAAGTTCTAAATTAAACCCGTTTTGGCATATCTTATCATTTTTATATCTTGATATAACTTTATGTAATTCGTCCATTTTAATTTAAATATGTTTTGATATAAGCTTAATTGATAAATATTTATAATCGAAAATAGCATTGTTTGTGCATTAAAAATAAAGAAAAAAATAAAGAAAGCAACTAATTATATCATTATATATTTATAAAATACGGTATAATCTAAAGATTAAATATAATTAGCGGCTTTATTATTCGGATATATTAACCACTTATACCCAGAATAATTTATTTAGATTGCAAATTCCAAGATGTTTAATTCTAATTTTATTGACACCTACATATTGGTTACTTCGACATAATGTCATATGTGATTATATGTATTATACTACATAAACCGGTATTGCAATCATATAATATATAATATTATTTGTTTATAAAGAATTAAATACAAAAAATAATATTATGTAATTAGTCATTCTCAATAGACGACTCATAATGTTCAGCTAAATTATCATCTGATTCGTTAGAATCGGCGCCTTTCTTAGATTTAGTCGATTTGGATGATTTGGCTGGGGTTTTACCCTTGCCCTTTTCTTGTTTATTTGGCGAACTATCGGGTTTATTTTTATTCGCATCATCTTTCCGCCTTCCCGTTGTTTTTTCTTCTTCCTTTGGATTTTCTGAATTCTTTATATCACTTGATTTACCTTTATCTTTCGTTTTATTTGATTTCTTATCCGAGACTTCTACAAGTTTACTTGGTTTCCCGCTTTTTTGCTTGGATTTTTCAACAGGTACTTCTTCTTGCTCAGGTTCTTCAGGTTCTTCAGGTTCTTCTTGTTCTTCTTCAGGTTCTTCTTTATGTTCGTTATCGGATTCATCCTTTTTATTAGTTTTTTTAGTTTTATTTACAATATGGTCGTATTGATATATATCAAACAACAATCCGCGAGAAATAGTATTACATTCATTTGGTATGCTCAATTCGATGTATCGTAATACAGTTTCGAAAATTTTTATATTAACTGTTTGAGTCTTCTCTAACCAAAACCTATTAGCAAAGAACATGCATATCAGCTTCAGAAAACCTATTATATATGTTGTCGCTACTTTGCTTAATTTATTATTATTTAAGTTTTCATTAAATCTATCATGCATTTCTTTATTAACGTCTGTATTATCAGTAATTTTTTCAGACGGTTTGTATATATCAACTGAATGGATTATTAGTTGAGTAATATTATATTCAAAACTTTTAGGTACATTCTTAAGAATATAATCCTTTATTTCATTTGTATCCTCGGGACACGTATCTTCTATTGAATAAATCTCCCATAAAAATCTTGTAACTATAAAGTCAATTATCGTTTTCGCGTTCTTATTAAAAGAAATTGAGTATGATTTTTTAATTTTAGGTTTTGATTCGACCTTTTTATCATCTGAACTTTCATCATTATCAGAATGCTGTTGTACAGGACTTCTTTTCTTTGGAGTTTTCTTTTCATTCTTTGGGTTGGATTTTGTTAAATCATCAATAGTATAATATTTATTGCTAGGAAAATTATCCAAGTTGTATTTGGTTTTTATTATGTCATATTGTTGAATAGTATATAATATACAAGAAAGATATACCTTTTTCTTGAATACTTGTTTCTCAATACTTGGAAAACTTTCTGCCAGATCTTCTTTTGTTTGAGGCATGATAAAGCGATAAATTATTTCCGTGTTCTTTGAATTTTTAATTATGATATTTCAATTTTAAAAATATGTATTATTTTAGATATTACTTTTAATATGTTCCACCATACTAGTTGCAGTTGGTTTAGATTTAATTATTTGTGATACAGTACAACAGTCGGCGTATCCTTGTGTTATTGATAAATATGCCAATACGCATGAAAAATCCGATCCTAATTTTTCGTATTTTTGCTTTACATAATCTTTAATTCTGTCTATTTTTTTAAGTGAAGATTCTTTTGTTTTCCAAGAATGATTATATACAACAATATGGCCATCAAATACATCTACACCCATGCCTCCTGATTTACTCTTAATATAATCAGCAACAGCAACGGCAGCAACCCCTGAAACTTTTATTGTGGGGAACTCACATGAAAACTCGGTGTATGAAGGCGGTTTAGACATTTCTTTAGCACTGGGCGATTCCATTGATGGAATTTTTTTTTCTACCTTTTCAAGTAATTCTTTAATTTTAGCTGAGTCTAATTTTACCCTACCGCATACGACAAATTTAATATTTTTCTTAATCGCGTTAATTAGCTCATTTGCTTTATTATTAAACACGTTTCTATCGGTTTTACCACCGAGTAATTTCATATTTTCCGAATACTTGCTAAATAATTTCATCGGGTCTAATGTAGATAATACCAATCCTATTGTTTTCCTAAGCATTGAAAAAGACCCCTGGGTGTTCCATGAAATAAGTAGTTTTCCATTAATTGAATCGCAATCAACTCGGCTTACTCGAGACCGCGATAATTCGAGTGGCGACCCAACAAATTTATCTCGTATTACTTCATACAGGGCAAATCCTAAAGCCGAACTTTCAGCCCCGTTTATTAAAGCACTCGGTGGATTATTAGTTTTCAGATTTATTAAATTAACCTTACTACAATTATACGTAAGTCCCATAAGAACAGCTATATCCGGCATTTTTCGACATTCACCGAAAATTACCTCTATATTTTTCAACTTCCCCTCCATTTTAAAAATTAATATATATTATAAAATATTATAAATTATCAGATATTAAAATGCTTAAAATTGAATACTATTTTTTATAATAAAAATATGGACCAAATATTAGAACATGTGCTGCCCGAAAATCGTGAATGGGTTTCAAAATTGTCACTGAAATCAATAGCCGATATACTTAATGTACTTGCATTAATACCCGAAATGAAAGAGCAATTATATGATATGCCTGTAATAATATCAGACAATCAAAAAAAGCTTGAAAAGGAACCGGTAAAAGAGCCAGATGAAAAGACAGAAAAAGAACCACTAAAAGAGCCATATGAAAAGACCGAAAAAGAACAAAATGCTGAATATAAATCGGATATACCTGCGATGAAGGGATTAGCAGGTGAGAATAAATTTGAGAGTATTATATCACAATTTATGTCAAATGATTATGAACTTATAAATGTTTCAAAGCAAGGAAAGGCGGGCGATTTTATTATTAAATGGATGTCCACAAAAACTAATAAAGAATACAAAATTCTAGTAGATATTAAAAATTACAGTAAAAATTCAGTACCTACATCAGAAGTAGATAAATTTTATAGAGACGTAAGCTTAAATAATGTAGATGGTGGATTTTTATTATCATTTAATTCAAAAATAACTGGAATAAATAAACTTATAGAATTCAGAGAATTTATGACAGATCGACATACGATTCCTATTTTATATATGACTTCAAGCACACCATTATTAATAGCCGAATCAATTAAGATGCATTTTCATATAATAGAAATTAAGGATTTAACAAGAAATAGTATTTGTGATTCTGAAGATTTAATATATCGTATAAACCAATTAAATGATAGCATTCAAACAATAATAGATTGCCGTGATATTTTAGAAATGTCCAAGTTAAGTATAGATAAAAGCTTGAATACTATAATGATGAAATTAATGTCATGCGAATATGATTTGATTAGTAAAATTAATAATATTAATTCTACATTAACGCAGAAACGTATGATACTTAACGAAAATAAATCAAGTGATGAGCCAACAAACGACGTAAAACATGTTATGGAAGTTTTTGGATCATTAATAAATGAGGATGCCGATGTATATTTGCATAATATATATAAAACTATAAATTGCAGTGATAATATTATTTCATTCGCAAAGAAGACATGGGCCTTAAACAAAGACGATGTAAGTATTATTATTAAATTTCAAAAAACATGTCTTAGTATCATATTTCCTATAATTAATACAACCATGACACAATTGATAAAGAAAAATAATTACAAAAAAATAATAACACATAATAAGGAAGGATATGTAATTAAAATAAACCAAGATACCATTTCATACATCATTCAACTAATTAAATTACTTTAACAAAATAAATAATTTTATTTTTTACTGGCTTTTTTAGCCATGCACTTAGAATTTATTTTAAAATTTTTAGTCTTACTTTCTTTGGGTACTATACTTAAAACACATCTAGATTTACTACCATACATTGAATCACTACA